CCTTGCGGCTCATGCTCTGGCGAACACCTTTCTCCCGGAGCATCTGTTGGTATTGTTTGTGTTGGTACTGCCAGCCCTGGTCAGAATGAAGGATCAACCCGGTTCCATCCGGTATCTTCTCAAAAGCCTTATCCAGCATAGTCGTAACCATACTCAGAACAGGATGCGCAGAGATGGTATAGCTGACCAGATCGCTGCTGTGCAGATCGAGAATTGGGGACAGATAGAGCTTCTCTCCAAACAAACTGAACTCCGTCACATCGGTGACCCACTTCTGGTTCGGCTTTTCGGCATGGAAGTCTCGGTTTAACAGATTTGGTGCGATTTTGCCCACTTCACCCTTGTAAGAATGATACTTCTTCATCCTGACACGGCAAACTAAGCCCAACTCTTTCATAAGCCGCTGGACAGTCTTGTGGTTCAGGAGAAAATTACGCTTGTGAAGTTCTGTTGTAATGCGGCGATAGCCGTACCGGCCCCTGTTTTCGTGGTAAATCGTTGTGATTTCTTCCTTAACAGATGCATATTTGTCTTCTTTCTGCATCTGCTTCAAATGATAGTAGAAAGATGCACGGGGCAGTTGAGCGATTGAGAGAAGAATACTGAGTGCGTGTTTTTGCCTTAGCTTCTGAACTACCAGCGTTTTTTGTGCTGGCGTCGCTCGTCTTCCAAAACCAAGGCTTGCAAATTTTTTAGGTAGTCATTCTCCGCACGCAACCGCTGGACTTCTGCCAGCAGATCTTCTTCTACCTGCTTCGGCAACTGCTTTGGCGGACGACCCTTACTGCTGCGGCCACGCCGTTCGATGGCTAACCCTTCCGGCCCTTCTTCCAAATAAATGCGTTCCCAGCGCTCTATAATTTTATGGCCGTTAATTCCAAATTCCTGCATCGCTGCATAGATACTCAGATGTTCTTTTTTCATGGTTTCTACTACCATTCTCTTGAACTCCGGCGTATATCGTTTGTTTGGTACTCCTTTTGGCATAGCAAAACACCCCACTTGTTAGATAGTATATCATACTGTCTAACAAATGGGGTGCTGTTCAATAAGGAGCTGAAAGGCTTCTTATTTTTTTTTGCTCCCAATACCGTTAACCTGAGCACTATATACCATTTAAGTTAACGGTTTTTATATTTCCACGATATAATAGAATTCGCCGGCTCCGAGCTGCGGTGTGGGCTTATCTGCCTACATAATCTGCGGCAGGAGGAGGTGAACCTATGAAGATAACGAAAAAACAACCACTTCGACCTCGCGGTCGCAGCGAGGAAAAAAGGCAGTCCACCAAGAATGCCATCCGTGATGCATACATCAACGGTCCGCAAAAGGAGGTACAGATCATTCCTGCAAAAAGGGATATGGAAGCGGAAACCGAAAAGAAAAAACTTCGTGTGTGTGCGTACTGCCGTGTCAGCACGGATGAGGACACTCAGGCAAGCAGTTACGAGCTTCAAGTTCAAAACTATACCCGTATGATCCAGGAGAATCCGGAATGGGAGTTTGCCGGTATTTTCGCCGATGAGGGCATTTCCGGCACTTCCGTTCTGCACCGTGAGCACTTTCTCGAAATGATCGAGAAATGCAAAGCGGGAGAGATCGACCTTATCATCACGAAGCAAGTCAGCCGTTTTGCCAGAAATGTGCTTGACAGTCTGAACTACATTTTCATGCTGCGAAAGCTCGACCCGCCTGTGGGCGTGTACTTCGAGACCGAGAAGCTCAACACGCTGGATAAGAGCAGCGATATGGTCATTACCGTATTGAGCCTTGTGGCGCAAAGTGAGTCCGAGCAAAAATCCAACAGTCTGAAATGGTCATTCAAGCGCCGAAGGGCGCAGGGGCTTGGGATCTATCCAAGTTGGGCTCTGCTCGGCTATCGGCTGGATGATGAAAAGAGCTGGGAAATCGTAGAGGATGAAGCGGATATTGTCAGAACCATATACAGTCTCTACCTGGACGGCTATTCATCCACGCAAATTGCGGAATTGCTGACAAAAAGCGGCATTCCCACTGTAAAAGGTCTATCGGTTTGGAGTTCCGGCAGTGTCCTGGGCATCCTCAAAAACGAAAAATACTGTGGGGACGCCTTGTGTCAAAAAACAGTTACGATAGACTTTTTCACGCATAAGAGTGTAAAGAACAACGGCATAGAACCGCAGTATTTCGTTGAGGGGCATCATATCCCCATCATCGAGAAAAACGACTGGCTGTTGGCACAGCAGATCCGTAAAGAACGACGGTATCGGAAACGGCGCAGCACCCACCGGAAGCCACGCATCGTGGTCAAGGGAGTACTGTCCGGCTTCATGATCGTCGACCCATCGTGGGACGAGGAGTATGTGGACAATCTACTTATCTCTGCGACCCAAAAACCAGAACCCGCCCCGGCAGTTGCCGAGGAGGACGAAAACTTTATTGTAATTGAGAAGGAGTAACTACCATGTTTGAAAAATTTTCTGTCATCGACCTTATTAAAACCCGTTCCGCCTCTGTCTGCACTTTCGCAGGCAATATCGTGAAGTTCAATGTGCAGACCGCACAGGAGCTCCACTTCCCGGAGTACATCCAGTTTCTGATCGAGCCGAAGTCGAAGCAGTTCGCTATCCGGGCCTGCAAGGAGGATGCCCCGAATGCCGTGCGCTTCTCCAAGCCGGAGGGCGCGCAGAAAGCGCAGATCAAAATCAGCAACGCCACAGTCGTGGATATAGTCAGAAAACTGATGGACTGGAATGCCGAGGATAATTGGAACGTCCCCGGTATTTACTTTGCCGACGAACAGGGCATCATGTATGCACTGGAATCGGCATACGCACCCAGATCGAAAGGTGGCTGGGCAGCCCGCCGTGAGCGTGAAGCTGCCGCCGCTATCGCAGAGGACATCATAGACAACGAGGAGGTCGATAACTAAGTGAAAGATGCCGGACTGCCCACGCTTTTGGTGTCAGTCCGGCATCGTTTTTGCTTATTCATCCGCACTTTCGCCGCTATGCTCGTTTTCGGAGAGGCTTGGGTCTGCAAGTTTCCGAAACACTTCTTCCATGTCGATGGGAGGCAAAGAGGCTGTGACCTTATCCCAATCGATAAGCTCGTAATTGTAAAAATCGAACTTATCCTTGTTTTCTTTATAGTACCCCTTGGCACACAAACACAGCACCATGCACAGCCTCCGCACATTTACTCGGTAACTGCGGACTTCCGTGCCGTCCGGGCTCGTCATTACACAGCTTTCTTCGCCACCGTAAATGCGAAACGGCTGCTCCGACTGAATCACCAGAGAAAAATGATCGATTGGGATGGGATGCTTCCCGTTCTTTTGCAGGTTCGGATTTCCTTCATGGAGCAGTGAGCAGCGGAGGCTATATACCACCTCGCCGCTTAAGTACGGCATATCCGGTTCGTCCTCAGTACACTTTGGAGGTTTCTCCGTCACCCCCACAATTTTATCGTACCACTGTATATAGCGCTCTCTGGTACTACGCAAAGATGGGTATTCCGCCTTTCCGCAGATGTCAGGCAGTGTGAGTGCCAGGTTCAGCGCTGCGAAGTATAGGTCATGACTCAGTGCCTTATCTATTTCATCTATGATTCGCAGTATCATCGTCTACTGCCTCCGCTCTACAAACCATCGTCCGATGTTGTTTCCGGTAAGGTCTGCGCTGCGCTCGAAAAACAGGTAGCTCTGGTGACCGCCGATCCATATCGTATAGCGGTCGCCCTGGCCTCCGGCTTTCAGCGCAGGAGCTTGACGGATATCGGACACACGGTCTATCTCATATTTCTCGCCGTCCTCCCAAGTGATGATCCTGGGGAACATCGTGCCGTCAGCAGCAAAATCTGCTTTGACGGCTACATATACTTTCAGCGGCTTATTCACCGTAGCAGTCTGCATCGTCCGGCACCTCCATATTGGCAAGGAAATTACTCCGCGCCGAGATCGGCGGCTCTATCAGCTTATAGCCCTTCCACTTCAGCACACGGAATTTAAAATCAAGCAGTTCCGCTGGGACACGGAGTATTGCGGCGGCAGAGAAAAAAGTGGTGTCACGGTTGAGTGTTTCAAGGACATCCTGGTCTCTGAGTAAATACTCGGCAGCAAACAGATTGGCGTCCTTCTCCAACAGCGAGCTCTCATCGAATAGGCCGATATCGTGAAATGCGTGAATGCCCGAATGACGGTGCAACACTGCATGACCCAGCTCATGGGCGACAATGATTCGCTGAACTGCTTCCGGCAGGTCACAGTTTACCGTGATCGTTCGTATCCGCTTGCTCTCTAAGTAAAACCCTTTTATGGCATCCGGGGCGTTTCCGAGGGTCTGACTGAGCAGAAGGATGTTCATGTCCTCGCAAAGCCGGAACGGATCGCTTTCGTGGTATTTCTTTTGTAGGGCTTCGACTGCGCCGCACACTTCTGCGTATGACACAGGCTCACCTCCTCCTTATGTAAAATGGGTATACTGACCCCATGCTGTAATTATACAACGGTAACTGTCCCATAAAACGGACATTACTTGTTCTTGCGACCAAATTTCACCTTTGCTTCATCCTTGCAGGCGACATACGCCCGCATGACCGCCTCAAAGAACTGGTCTTTCTGTTCCTGGGACAGTTCACCACCTGCGAACAACGCAGCATTGTCTCGGAGGAGCTGGTCAACATCACGGGCTCCGGAAGATCCGTACCGTTCACGGGCCTCTTCAAGATAGCCGTCTTTCTCAATGTCGGCCATTGGGTCGAGGCAGGAATCGTCGGAAAGATACTTTGAGGATATATTCAGCGCTTTTGCGAGCTTCAACATCGTGGAAGCCCTGGCAATTGCGCCACCGGACTCATAGGAAGCAATTGTCCGCTTGGAAACGCCAGTGCTATCAGCAAGTTGCTGTTGGGTCAGACCCGCTTGCTCTCTGGCCACCTTGATCTTGTCCGAGAAAGTCATAGGATACCTTCTTTCGATAAATTTCATCTCGTAACTTCATCAACTTCATCTGAGCTATTGACAAAACTTCATCGACAGGCTATTATGTAGGTGAAGTTTGATGAAGTTACGAATATAATATACTTCACTTTCTTCACCTTGTCAATAGGTTTTGATGAAGTTTTGTTGAAGGAGATGGAATTATGCAGAATCATGCCATTCTCCACAGTGATCTGAATTGCTTTTACGCTTCCGTTGAGACAATGCTCGACCCAAGTCTTAGAGGAAAGGCGGTGGCAGTCTGCGGCTGCACGGAGGACAGACACGGCATTGTGCTTGCCAAGTCTGAACTGGCGAAGAAAGCCGGTGTAAAAACTGGGATGGTCAACTGGGAGGCGAAGCAGTGCTGTCGTGACCTCATTATCGTACCGCCGCAATATGACCAATACCTCAAATACTCAAAGCTGACCCAGGCTATCTACCAAAGGTACACCGATATGGTGGAACCCTTCGGCATGGACGAGTGCTGGCTCGATGTGACCGGCAGTCGGTATGTATGTGGAGACGCCAGAACGATTGCGGAAAATATCCGCCGCTCCGTGAAGGAGGAACTCGGTCTGACTGTCAGTATCGGCGTATCCTTTAATAAGGTGTTTGCCAAATTGGGATCCGATTTGAAAAAGCCGGATGCCATCACGGAGATTTCACCGGATTCCTACAAAGAGAAGGTTTGGCCGCTCCCGTGCAGTGACATGATCTACTGCGGTCCTGCCACCACTAAGAAGCTGGCGCAGTATGGTATCCATACGATTGGAGAAGTTGCCGGTTGCGACCCATTGTTTCTGAAAAGGCTTCTGGGAGTGAACGGACTTGCGCTGTGGACTTATGCCAATGGCAGAGACCATTCCAGGGTGATGCATAAGGATTTCGTTTCCCCGGTCAAATCGGTCGGTCACGGCATTACCTGTGTTTCCGACCTGGAAAACGAAGAAGAGGTGTGGAAGGTCATTTTTGCTCTTTCGCAGGATATCGGTCACCGCCTTCGGCTGCATAACCTCGCCACCCGTACCGTCCAAGTCCATGTCCGGGGCAATGACCTGTTCGGCTCACAGTATCAATGCAAGCTGCCGCTCAAGACACAGCTTCCCTCGGAGATCGCTGCTGCCGCATTTCGGAGTTTTAAAGAGCGGTATTCTTGGAACACGAAGGTCAGAGCGGTCACCGTCCGTGCCATTGAACTCTCACCCAAAGACAGTGCCGAGCAGCTCACGCTGTTTGATAATGTCCAGCACCGCATGGCAATGGAGAAAGTCCAGGATGCTGTGGAGGAGATCCGTGGTCGTTTCGGCAAGAGTGCCATCACTTACGCCTGCCTCATGGGCGATTTAAAAATGCCCACAGACGGAAGAGATAAAGTCAAAATGCCGGGGCTGATGTATCAATAAACGATGTTTTTCAAATATTTTCTGCTTTACCTCTTGACAAGTCCGTGTGCCGTGCGTATAATAGTGTTAGCAAGGTTGCTAACAAGCGTACAAGCATCCGTGCTAATTCGATTCACCGTTGTGATGAGAAGTTGCCCGCAAGTATGATAATAGTGCCGCAAATAGGCTGAATGAATCAAGACAGGGCTTATAATGTAAAGTAGAAAAGGTGAACGACATGAACACACAGTACCAGAATTTTGGAGAGTTCCTTCAAAGGAAACGCACAGAGAAACAAATCACGCTCCGCAAAATGGCGGAAATGATCGGGATCACTGCGCCCTATCTGACCGACATTGAGAAGGACCGCCGCAATCCTCCCGAAATGGAGAAGCTGGAGCTGATTTCCCAAATTCTCATGCTGAACGACGAGGATAAGACTACGATGTACGATCTGGCCGGCAAGAAGAGAAACTCTGTTGCCCCAGACCTGCCTGACTATATCATGGAACACGACTATGTGTCCGCTGCGCTTCGCACGGCACGTGACCTTGATGCAAGCGAGGCTGACTGGTTGAAGTTCGTCGAGGAGCTCCGGCAGCGAAAGGGGTAATTTATAAAGATGTACACTCCCTCTCTTCGAGTGAAGAACAACGGCGTCCCGATTTTGAGCAAAGCCGAGATCGATGCCATCGGAGAGCGTTTCGTACAGGATTTTCAGCCGGAAGTCCTCACGAACCCCTCTCCCGTGGACATCGAGGGCTTTATCGAATTCTATCTCGGAATGACGCCGGATTATCAATATCTCTCCCATAATGGCGTGTACCTTGGGATGACTGTTTTTAACGACACCAATAAGGTGCCGGTTTTTGACCCTGCCACAAATCGAGCAGAGTATATCAGCGCCAAGGCCCGAACCGTCATCATCGACAACCGCCTTCTGGATGAGAGCCAGCGACATCGTTACCGCTTCACGCTCGGACACGAGGGTGGGCATGACATCTTCCATTCCGGCTATTTCTCTTATAACCCCGACCAGGTATCCATTTTTGACGATGAGCTCATCGCCCCCATGATACAGTGCCGGGTCGACAATGGCATGACAAATAAATCAGACACTCGCAAATGGGACGACCATGACTGGATGGAATGGCAGGCCAACCATCTGTCCGCTGCCGTTTTGATGCCGAAGACACCCATCATACAAATGGCAAAGTACCACGGGGACAAGCTGAAATATCCTCCCTCTATAGGGATGTTTATCGCCCAAGTCTCCGCAGTCTTTGATGTTTCCGTTACAGCGGCGACCAATCGCCTAAAGGATCTTGGTATCATCCGAAGAAGTGATACGACCGATTATTCCTACGCTTCTGCCATCATGGATTTTGCAGGTGTGGTCGGTTCTTGAGCGTCCATATCGAAAACTACAGCGGGTTTTACCGCCCGCTGTGTTTTTTTACAGCAAGCGTTAGCAAGTTTGCTAACAAGATAACATTAAGGAGGTGGTGCCTATGACTACAGCAAGAAAGGAGGACCCCGATGGTAGCGTATCGAGATTGTAAGGGACATCTCGTCTGCATGGCGGATGCTCAGACAGGGATCGTTGAGATCCAGCACAAAGACCGTGCGTTGAGAATGACCGTGCCTGTGGGCGACAGCTTCACAGTGACGCTGCGAGATACCGAAACGGTTATGACGCGAGTCAGCACAAGGGCTTTTCATGTAGAAAGCCATCCCCGCGCTGCGTAAGCACAAAAGAGAATAACAAGTCCGCAGAGCTGCAAGACGGCCAGGATTTAGCTTCCCCTTTATGGGGTGCGCTATGTCCCGGTCGTCTTTTGTTTTTCCCGAAGATCTGAAAAAACCTTATATACCCTTGGGGCAAGTAGCCCCACCAAATTTTATCTCAAAGCCTTGAGATGCGCATTAGAGGCGGCGGGATACATAGAGAACCGAAAACCCCAACAAGGATTTTTTGAACTCGATGTACCCACCGTGCTTTGCCATGCCTTCTTGTAGGTTCTGTCTGCCGGTGCTGTCCATCGTGACCACCGGCTCTTTTTGTGTTCCGACCGCTCGATGCCGTCTCAAGCGGAAAGGACACATTATGAAAATCAAGTACGCATTCTTGGACGGAACAATGACGGAGGTCGAGGTTTCTGACGAAATCGGTGCCGTCATCATCGACAGCCGTAAGGCGGAGCACGCGCAGAACGAGCGTCATCGCTACCATTGCTACTCCTACGACGCCATCGACTACGAGGGCGAGGAGTACGGTGCTTGCGACGAATATGCCGTGGAGGATGATTCGGCAGAACAGACCGCTCGTATCCGAGAGGCCTTCTCGCATTTGACCGCCACCCAGCAGCGCCGACTTCGGCTGTACGCAAACGGCAAGACCCTGCGGGAAATCGCTGTCATCGAAGAGGCCAGCTTTCAGTCTGTTTCCGAGTCCATCGAGGCAGGCAGAAAAAAGTTTTTGAAATTTTTCCGCCAGACACCCTGACAAATCCCCGATTTTTCTGGGTACACCGGAAGGCAACAAAATACAAGCCCTCCGGAAAGGACGGTAACCCCGTATGAGACACAACTTGAATATCCGTGTTTCAGACAAGCCCAAAAACGGCGGTGTAGTCGCTTGCAGAACGGTCAGCATCCGCGAGAAACTCTTCACCTTGCTTCTGGGTCCCAAGCAGAAGGTCATGGTCGTGGTTCCCGGCAACTCGGTCGAGTCCATTGCCATCACCGAAGTTCCGATGGGAGGTGGCGCACATGAGTAAGGTCAAGCTCCTGCTCGATGTGGTCGAGGATCTTCGTTCCCTGGCGGGCAGCGTTCAGGCTGTGGCAGATGCAATGCTGCAGAATGAGCCGACTGTCGATGCAGAGCTGAAAACCCCCGCACCCGCTCACAAGAAGGAACTGACGCTGGAAGAAGTCCGGGCAGTCCTCGGTGAAAAGAGCCGAGCCGGATTCACGGCCGAGATCCAGGCGCTCCTCAAAAAGTACGGTGCTCCAAAGCTCTCCGGCATCGACCCCAAGCACTATGAGGCGCTGCTCAAAGATGTGGAGGTGCTGAAGGATGCCCCCTAATCGTCATGCAGTCCTCTCGGCATCCTCCTCCCACCGCTGGCTTCACTGCAATCCCTCCGCTCGGCTGGAATTGGAGTTTGAGGACAGAGAAACGGAAGCCGCAGCCGAAGGCACCGCCGCTCACGCTTTGGCGGAACACAAGCTCCGCAAGGCGCTGAAGATGCGCTCCACCCGCCCGATCAGCAAGTACGATTCCGACGAAATGGAGATGTACACGGACGGCTACCTGGAATTCGTTCTGGAAGCTATTGAGGAGGCCAGGCAGGATTGCCCGGACCCCAAGGTGCTCATTGAGCAGCGGCTCGACTTCTCCTGCTATGTGCCGGATGGCTTCGGCACCGGCGACTGCCTTATCGTGGCGGACAAGCTCCTCCACATTATCGATCTGAAGTACGGGCAGGGCGTACTGGTGAATGCCGAAGAGAATCCTCAGATGATGCTGTATGCCCTTGGCGCGCTCCGCATCTTCGATTGTCTCTACGACATCGAGACGGTTTCCATGACCATCTACCAGCCCCGCCGGGAGAATGTTAGCACCTGGGTCATTTCAGTCACCGACCTTCGGGAATGGGCGGAAAAGACGCTGAAACCCAAGGCAGAGCTTGCCTTCAAGGGCGAAGGCGACTATTGCCCCGGTACGTGGTGCCAATTCTGCAAGGCGGCGGTCAAGTGCCGTGCCAGAGCCGATGCCAAGCTCCAACTTGCAAAATATGAGTTTGCCCAGCCGCCCCTGCTGTCCGATGCGGAGATCGGCGACATTCTCGGCAAGCTGGACGACCTCACCAAATGGGCGAATGAGCTTATGGCCTATGCCCAGGACGCGGCGGTCAACCATGGAAAGCAGTGGCCCGGCTACAAGCTGGTGGAAAGCCGCACCAACCGCAAATACACCGACGAGGATGCCGTTGTCGCCGCTGCCCGTGCAGCCGGTTATACCGACATCTTCAAGAAATCGCTCATCACCATCACCGAGATGGAGAAGCTCATGGGCAAAAAGACCTTTGCCGAGGTGCTCGGCGATCTGGTCATCAAACCCAAAGGAAAGCCGACGCTCGTTCCCGCATCCGACCGGCGTCCGGCTATTACGACCACGGGTGCAAAACAAGACTTTACCGACTATAAAGGAGAACTGTAATTATGGCTAACAAGATGAATTCGACCAAAGTTGTGACCGGCGTTGTCCGCCTGTCCTATGCAAACGTGTGGGAGCCTGCTTCCATCAACGGCAGCAACCCCAAGTATTCCGTATCCCTCATTATCCCGAAATCCGACAAACAGACCCTCGACGCCATCAATGCCGCCGTGGACGCTGCCATCAAGGAAGGCGTCGCCAAGTTCGGTGGGAAGATCCCCAACAAGGCAGCTCTGAAGCTCCCGCTCCGTGACGGCGATACCGAGCGTGACGATGAAGCCTACAAGGGCAGCTTCTTCGTGAACGCCAACAGCACCACTGCGCCTCAAATCGTGGACCGCAGTGTTCAGCCGATCCTCGACCGCTCCGAGGTGTATTCCGGCTGCTACGCCAGAGTGTCCGTCAACTTCTACGCCTTCAACTCCAACGGCAACCGCGGCATCGCCTGCGGTCTGGGCAACATTCAGAAGGTCCGTGACGGTGAACCGCTCGGCGGCAAGTCCTCTGCGGCTGACGATTTCGCAACCGACCTGGACGACGACTTCCTGTCCTGAGAAAGGAGTGCAGCACAATGGAACTGATTCAGAACATCCTGGTAACCGCCCTCCTTGGAATCTGGGCCTGCCTCAGCGTTGGCTTCTTCGTTTGGCTGGTACAGGGCATCAGCAATGACCGCAAGCGTGAAAAGCGTGAGAAGGAACAGGCTTCCCGTGAGCTGGAATACCACGAGAAGCGCATGAAGGAATTGAAGTAACCCCAGACGGCTCTGTGGGTGGCAGACATCGACCTCTGCCACCCATATTCCGTAGGAAGGAATGCGTATGAAAACACTTAGCATCGATATTGAGACCTTCTCCTCCGAGAACCTCACAAAGTGCGGCGTGTATCGCTACGCCGAAGCCCCGGATTTTGAGGTGCTGCTTTTCAGCTACTCGGCGGATGGTGCGCCGGTGAAAGTCGTGGATCTGACTGCCGGAGAAATGCTTCCTGCCGATGTCCGCTCTGCGCTGACCGACCCTGCCGTGACCAAATGGGCGTTCAACGCACAGTTTGAGCGTGTGTGTCTGTCCCGCTATCTTGGGTACCCGACCGGACAATATCTCGACCCGTCCTCCTGGCACTGCACGATGGTCTGGGCAGCAACGCTGGGACTGCCGCTTTCGCTGGAAGGCGTCGGTGCCGTGCTGGGTCTCGAAAAGCAGAAGCTCAAAGAAGGCAAAGACCTTATCCGGTATTTCTGCACTCCGGCAAAAGCCAAGGACGGTTCGCTCATTCGCCATTATTCGACAGATGCGCCGGAGAAATGGTCGCTGTTCAAAGCCTACAACCTTCGAGATGTGGAAACGGAAATGTCCATTCAGCAGAAGCTCTCCAAGTTTCCGGTCACCGAGTCCGAGTGGCGCAACTACACCCTCGACCAGCAAATCAACGACCGGGGCATCATGCTCGACCGCACCCTCGTCACCCAGGCGATTCGCTGCGATGAACGCTTCAAGCGGACGCACATGGAGCAGGCCCGCTCGGTGACCGGCTTGGATAACCCCAACAGTCCGGTGCAGCTCAAGGCATGGCTTGCCGAAAAAGGCGTGGAGGCAGATTCGCTCTCCAAAGCCGCCGTGGCAGATATGCTCGAAAAGGCGGACGGCGAGGTGGAGCTTGCCCTCTCCCTGCGACAGGAGCTTGCCAAGAGCAGCGTCAAGAAATACACCGCCATGCAGACGGTGGTCGGCTCGGATGACCGTGCCAGAGGACTGATCCAGTTTTACGGGGCCAACCGCACCGGACGCTATGCCGGTCGGCTCGTCCAGGTGCAGAACCTGCCGCAGAACCATCTGCCTGATCTGGACACCGCACGGGCACTGGTCCGCAGCGGCAATACGGACGCCGTGGAAATGCTCTATGACTCCGTACCGCTGGTATTGTCCGAGCTTATCCGCACCGCTTTTGTGCCGAAACCCGGCTGCCGCTTTTATGTAGCAGACTTCTCCGCCATCGAGGCGAGGGTCATAGCATGGATCGCTGGGGAGCATTGGCGGCAGGATGTTTTTGCAAAGGGTGGCGACATTTACTGCGCTTCCGCTTCGCAGATGTTCCATGTCCCCGTAGAAAAGCACGGCGTGAACGGACACCTGCGGCAGAAAGGCAAAATCGCCGAATTAGCTCTGGGCTACGGCGGCTCCGTTGGAGCGTTGAAAGCAATGGGCGCACTGAACTACGGCTTGCAGGAGGAAGAACTGAAACCGCTGGTGGATGCCTGGCGACTGTCCAATCCCCACATCACAAAGTTCTGGTGGGATGTGGACAAAGCAGCCTCCACCTGTGTCCGAGAGCGGACTGCTACGGAAACACACGGCATCCACTTCTATTATCAGAGCGGCATGATGTTCGTGGTGCTGCCTTCTGGCAGACGGCTGGTGTATGTAAAGCCGAAAATGGGTCTGAACCGCTTCGGCAATGAGTCCGTGACCTATGAAGGCGTTGGCGAACAGAAAAAGTGGCTGCGCCTGGAAAGCTACGGTCCCAAGTTCGTGGAGAACATCGTCCAGGCAACAGCAAGGGACATCCTTGCGGAAGCCATGCTCCAGCTGAATGCTGCCGGATACCGCATCGTCATGCACGTCCACGATGAGGCGGTCATCGAAGCGCCGCCGGATACCTCTTTGGAGAATATCTGCTCCGTCATGGGACAAACGCCCACTTGGGCATCGGGGCTTCTGCTCCGGGCAGACGGCTATGTCTGCGATTTTTATAAGAAAGACTGAGGTGACCCAAATGGGAGTCAATAAATTCAATTGTGAGGGGTACTACGACCCCACCGCCTACGAGGCGCTGACCAAGATCGAACAGGAGGTCAAGGCACTCTGGGCTTTCCGGCCTGTGGTGTATATCTGCTCTCCGCTTGCCGGAGATATGGTGAAGAACCAGGAAAACGCCCGTACTTACTGCCGCTTTGCCGTGGATGCTGGGTGCGTCCCCATTGCGCCGCACATCTATTTCACCCAATTCATGAACGACAACGACCGCAAAGAGCGTGAACTGGCGCTGTTTATGGACATCATCCTGCTTTCCAAGTGCGCCGAGCTGTGGGTGTTCGGTGAAAGAATCACCAGCGGCATGAGCATTGAGATCGAGAAGGCCAAGCGGAAGGGACAGCTCATCCGCTACTTTACCGAAAGCTGTGAGGAGGTACGCAGATGAAGATTGCAGTCGGCAACAGCCGCATGGACAAGAAGTGGAAGAACCAGGATATCTCCTGGGCGGATCTCTGCGCCCGCTGCGGCAGCACCATCCGTACCACCGAAACAGTCGAAGAATACCGCAAGCTGAAAAAAGGTCAGCAGGACGGCATCAAGGATGTGGGCGGCTTCGTCGGAGGGCATCTCCGGGAAGGTCGCCGCAAAAACGGCATGGTGCTGTGCCGCTCTCTGCTTACCTTGGATATGGACTACGGCACTCCGGACATCTGGGACGAAATTACGCTGTTCCACGATTTCAAGTGCTGCGTCTATTCTACCCATAAACACACGCCGGAACATCCCCGCCTCCGTCTGCTCATTCCGCTGAAACGGGAGATCAGTGAGGAGGAATACCCGGCAGTTGCCCGCATGGTAGCAAAGGAGATCGGCATCGACCTCTTTGACGATACCACCTACGAGGCATCCCGGCTCATGTATTGGCCTTCCACCTCCGCCAACGGCGAGTTTTTCTACAAGGTGCAGGACGGCGCAGAGCTTGACCCGGATGAGTACCTTTCCCACTACGATGATTGGCACGACGCCTCCACTTGGCCGGTTTCCAGCCGCCAGTCCGAGGTGGTGCAGCACAGCATTGCCCAGCAGGCCGATCCGCTGACGAAGCCGGGTGTGGTGGGGGCTTTCTGTCGTGCCTATACCGTGGAGGAAGCCATCGACACCTTTCTCTCGGATGTGTATGCACCGTCTGCGATGAACGGCCGTTACGACTATATCCCCGCCGATTCGTCTGCCGGTGTTATCGTCTACGACGGCAAGTTCGCATACAGCCACCATGCCACAGACCCGGTCTGCGGTCGGCTGCTGAATGCTTTTGACCTGGTGCGCCTGCATCGTTTCCGTGACCTGGACGATAAGTGCGCCCCGGATACCGCACCCGGCAAACTGCCGTCCTTCCAAGCAATGTCGGATTTTGCCCTCAAGGACGAGAAAGTCAAAGCGGTCTTTGCCGAGGAGCGCAAAGCCCAAGCAAGCGAAGAATTCTCCGACGAGGACTGGCAGAAAGCCTTGGAGCTGGACAAGGCCGGCAAGGTGAAAAACACGCTGCAGAACCTCACCGTGATCCTCATGAACGACCCGCTTCTGAAACCGCTGGTGTTCAATCAGCTTCTGGACGGCATGGAGATCAAGGGCGATGTGCCTTGGCGGCACCCCTCGAAATTCTGGCGGGATGCGGATGATGCCCAGCTTATCAGCTATGTGGATTCCCACTACGGCACCTTCTCCGCTCGAAACTATGACATCGCCGTGGCGAAGGTCACGGACGACCGCTCCTACCATCCCATTCGGGAGTTCATTGAAAATCTGCCGGAGTGGGACAAGGTTCCCCGTGTGGACACGCTGCTCATCGACTACCTCGGCGCAGACGATAACGAGTATGTCCGAGCTGTCACCCGGAAGACCCTCTGCGCCGCCATCAAGCGGGTGCTGTATCCCGGCTGCAAATTTGACTCCATGCTTGTGCTGAACGGTTCCCAGGGTGTCGGCAAAAGCACCCTTATCGCCAAGCTGGCCGGAGAGTGGTTCTCCGACAGTCTGAACCTGGGCGACACCAAGGACAAGACTGCCGCCGAAAAGCTGCAGGGATACTGGATTTTGGAGATCGGCGAACTGGCAGGTCTAAAGAAGGCCGAGGTGGAAACGCTGCGTTCCTTCCTCTCCCGTCAGAACGACATTTACCGTGCGGCATTCGGCAAACGGGCGACGCCGCATCTGCGCCAGTGCGTGTTCTTCGGCACCACCAACGCCGAGTCCGGCTATCTGCGGGACACCACCGGAAACCGCCGCTTCTGGCCGGTCAAGACGCCTGGTACGGGCATCAAGCACTCCTGGGATCTGACCCCGGAGCTGATCTGCCAGATCTGGGCGGAAACGCTGGTGTATGTGAAGCAGGGCGAGAAGCTCTATCTGAGTGCCGAGTTGGAAGCACTGTCCAAGGCTGAACAGCGGGAGGCGATGGAGTCCGACGAGCGTGAAGGGCTTGTCCGTCTGTATCTCGACACCCTGCTCCCGGAGGATTGGGACGGCATGGACATCTTCGAGCGCCGCAACTTCCTCACAGGCAGCGACTTCGGCGATACCCAAAAGCATGGTACGGTCAAGCGCACCCAGGTGTCCAACATGGAGATTTGGTGCGAGTGCTTCGGCAAGGAACGTGCCAATATCCGCAGAACGGACAGCAACGAGCTGACCGCCATCCTTGCCCGTCTTGGCTGGAAGCGGCTGGACAGCAAGGTGCGTATCCCGCTTTACGGTCCGCAGTACGTCTTTGTTCCCAAGGAGTGTTCCTAATGAAAATGACTGTACCCGACATCCTTCGGAACAGGTTCCGGGGAGAAGCATATCCGCTCGGCACATTTATAGGAACACCTCATGGGAACGGCGGCGGCCCCATAAGTACCAAAGAAAACAGGCGGTCTTGTTCCTGTGTTCCTAACCTTTCTTATATATCGAAAGAAGAAGGAATAAAGAGCAACAAGCACGCAATACCCGCATTTGCGCACGTAAAGGACTTTTCGAGTTTTGAGAACACAGGAGGTCATTATGCGTGAGAAAACGATAGAAGCAAAGCTGGTGCAGGCTGTACGCACAAAAGGCGGTCTTGCACCGAAGTTTACAAGCCCCGGCCTTGATGGAGTACCGGACCGTCTGGTACTCCTGCCCGGCGGCAGAATCGCCTTCATTGAGTTGAAAGCACCGGGCAAAACACTCCGCCCTCTGCAAGTAAGGCGAAAAAGGCAGTTAGAAGCACTCGGCTTTTCGGTGTACTGCATCGATAGCCCCGAACAGATTGGAGGGATACTCAGTGAAATACAAGGCGCATGACTACCAGGCGTATGCCACGAACTTCATCCTGGAGCATCCAATCTCCGCTGTATTCCTCGACATGGGTCTTGGTAAGAGCATCATCACGCTTTCCGCCATCTTCGACCTTTGCCTCGACAGTTTTCTGGTTCGCAAGGTGCTGGTCATCGCTCCGCTGCGTGTCGCCAGAGATACATGGCCTACGGAGATCCACAAGTGGGATCATCTGCATGGGCTGACCTACTCAGTGGCAGTCGGCACGGAAACCGAGCGCAAGGCGGCACTCCGGCAGCGGGTCAGCGTGTACATCATCAACCGGGAGAATGTCCAGTGGCTCATTGAGGAGAGCGGCATCCCTTTCGACTATGACATGGTGGTCATCGATGAGCTGTCCTCCTTCAAGAGCTATCAGGCAAAGCGGTTCAGAACTCTTCTGAAAGTCCGTCCCGGCATCAAGCGCATCGTGGGCCTGACCGGCACGCCAAGCAGCAACGGTCTTATGGATCTGTGGGCGGAGTTTCGCATCCTCGATATGGGCAAGCGGCTCGGTCGGTTCATCACCCATTACCGCAACACCTTCTTCCGCCCGGACAAGCGCAACGGACAGGTGGTGTTCAGCTACAAGCCGCTGCCCGGTGCGGAGGAACAGATCTACGATGCCATCTCCGACATCACCATCTCCATGAAAGCCGTCGACCATTTGGATATGCCGGAGTGCGTTCATAATGACGCCATTGTGACGCTATCCGAACCAGAGCGCAAAGCCTACGATGCCATGAAACAAGACTTGATTATCTCGCTGAAAGGCGAAGAAATCGACGCCGGAAATGCAGCAGCACTGGCAAACAAGCTCTCTCAGATGGCAAACGGAGCAGTCTACGGAGAGGACAAGCGTGTGTTTCAGATACACGACCGCAAGCTGGATATGCTGGAGGATCTCATCGAAGCCGCAAACGGGAAACCCGTCCTTGTGGCGTACTGGTTCAAGCATGACTTGGAGCGCATCTCCGAGTGGCTGCACAAACGGCACATCCCGTTCAGCCTGCTGGACGATTCCGACAGCATCCGCAGATGGAACAGCGGTGAGTTGCCCGTGGCACTCATCCATCCGGCTTCTGCCGGTCATGGGCTGAACCTGCAGGCAGGCGGCTCGACCCTCATCTGGTTTGGGCTGACCTGGTCGCTGGAGCTTTACCAGCAGACCAACGCCCGACTGTGGCGACAGGGACAGACCGCCGATACCGTGGTCATTCACCACATTATTGCCAAAGACACCATCGACGAGCGCATCATGACTGCGCTCCGTAAAAAAGAAAAGACCCAGACCGCACTCATCGATGCGGTCAAGGCCAACTTGGAGGGATGAGAATGGAAACCTGTTATACGAACCTCGCAAACGCTATTATTCTGGCGGCAGCGAGAGACCATCGCCGTGCGCTGCGCCGTTTGAAGAAATACCCCTGGGACAAGGATGCCGAATCCGTCAGAAAGGATTGTGAGCGGTTTTTCCGCTCCAGCTGGTTTCAGACGCTTACTTCTCTGGACGGTGAGGTGCTGATCGAAAAACTCCACCGGGAGGTGTACGGCGTATGACGGCAAAGGAATATCTCAGTCAGGCATACCGTCTCGACCAGCGCATCGATTCCAACATTGCGGAGATCTCCCGCCTGCGGGAAATGGCCTGCGGCATCTCCTCTCCGTCCTGGGAGGAGAAGGTGCAGACCTCTCGCAACACGGATGCTCCCTTCGTGCGGTGCCTGGAAAAGATCATGGATCTTGAAAAAGTGGTCAACAGTGAGATCGACACCCTCGTTGACTTGAAACGGCAGATCCGCACGACCGTGGACACCGTTGCCAATGTCAACGAGCGCATGGTTCTCCGCTACCGCTACATCCACAACATGACCTGGGAGCAGATCGGCGGAGAACTGAACGCAGACGAAAGCACCATCCGCAGATGGCACAAGGCGGCGCTTTCGGCAGTGGTTTTACCCACCGACCCGATTCGGATCTGAAAGACGCCGGAAATACCCACCTTTGTCGGTAGATGCCCACCTCGACATTATGATATGATATAATCAGCGAAAAAGAATCGAGGACAGCCTCATGGGAGCAATCCCGTGGGGCTTTTCTTATGCCCGAAGGAGGTGAGCAAATGCCCAAGCGACCACTCAGACCCTGCTCTCATCCCGGCTGCCCCAACCTCTGTGAAGGACAGTTTTGTGAACAGCACCGTGTGGAGGAACGCCGCAAATACGACAAATACGAGCGCAGCTCCGATGTCAATCGCAAGTACGGCAGAGCGTGGAAACGCATCCGTGACCGCTATGCGGCGGAGCATCCCCTCTGTGAGATGTGTCTCAAGGAAGGTCGGCTGACTCCGGTACAGGAAGTTCACCACATACTGCCTGTTTCCAAAGGCGGCACTCACGCAAGAGACAACCTCATGAGCCTCTGCCAGTCCTGCCACACCAAGATCCACCACGACCTCGGCGACCGGTAGGGGGATGAAAATCTCCGGGACCTTTGCGGTCGGGCAACGGCCCGGGGTCACGTGTGCGAAAAAGGCAAAATCAAAAGGGTAATTAAGGGAGGTGAACTCGGATGCCCACAAAATCAAATAACACAGGCGGGCGCGGCGGCGCAAGACCCGGTGCGGGAAGGAAGAAATCCGCAGTCAAGGATAAGGCCGAAAACGGTAATCCCGGCGGCAGAAAACTTGAAGTGCTGGATATTCCCGAAGTCGAGGGTGTTGCCATGCCGAAGCCCCATGATTTTCTTTCTGCCGAGCAGCGGGACGGCAGCGTCCTGCAGGCGCAGGAAATTTACACAGAAACCTGGCAGTGGCTCAAAGGCATCGGCTGTGCCGCAAAGGTGTCGCCGCAGCTTTTGGAGCGCTACGCCATGTGTTCCGCACGGTGGGTGCAGTGCGAGGAAATGACCAACCGCATGGGTTTCCTCTCCAAGCACCCTACCACGGGAAAGCCGATCCCGTCCCCATTTATTAACATCGGCATCAACTACATGAACCAGGCGGTTCGGCTCTGGAATGAGATCTTCCAGATTGTGAAAGAAAACTGCAGCACGGAATACGGTGAGTCAACGCCACAGGATGACCTTATGGAGCGCCTGCTCCGTGCGAGAAAGGGGTAACACCATGTTTGAAAAAGTAAATCCCTGCCACCCGGACAAGGTGGCGGACAGAATTGCCGGGGCACTCGTTGACTTGGCATACAAGAAAGCAGAAAAACCCCGCATCGCTGTTGAAGTCCTCATCGGTCACGGCGTTTGCCACATCATTGCGGAAACTTCCATTACGCTGGACAAGGCGGATATCACCGCCGCCGTCCACCGCATTGCCGGAAATCTCGCCGTGGACTATGTGGAAGTGCCGCAGGACGGTCACCTTGCCGATAACCAAGCAGACGGCGTCCGCTGCGGCGACAACGGCATCTTCAAAGGAATGCCCATGACCGAGGATCAGAAAACGCTGTCTGAGATTGCACGGAATATTTTCTCCGTGTATCCCTATGACGGGAAGTACATTCTGGACGGCGACCGACTTATCCTCTGTCAGAGCAATGCCGAGACACAGCATCTGCGCGAGATTTATCCCACCGCTGAAATCAACCCGTTGGGCGACTGGACAGGTGGCACCGATGTGGACACCGGCGCTACCAACCGCAAGCTCGGCTCGGATATGGCTGACTCGGTGACCGGCGGCGGTCTGCACGGCAAGGATCTGTCCAAGGCGGATGTGTCCGTCAACATCTACGCTTTCCTCAAAGCCCAGGAAACCGGCAAGCCCGTAACGCTCTGCTGTGCCATCGGGGACAATGCCGTGAATGGCAGACCGTATGAGGAAATTGTCGAGATTGCTCGAAAATACATCTCCGACCTTGGCGGCTTTGAGAAGTTTGCGGAATGGGGGCTGGTCTGATGAAAACAACGACTGAGATGCAGCTCGTTCCCATTACAAAGCTGGTGCCGTATGTCAACAACGCCCGGACACACAGCCCGGAGCAGATCAATAAGCTCCGTTCCTCGCTCCGTGAGTTCGGCTTTATCAATCCTGTTATTATCGACCGTGACTATGGCGTGATTGCCGGTCACGGTCGTATTCTTGCCGCCAAGGAGGAAGGCATCACCGAGGTGCCGTGCGTCTTTGCCGACCACCTCACCGAAGCCCAGAAGAAAGCCTACATCATTGCCGACAACCGCATGGCGATGGATGCGGGCTGGGATGAAGAACTCCTGCGTGTGGAGATTGAGTCCTTGCAGGCGGCAGACTTCGACCCGCTCCTCACCGGTTTTGACGAAAAAGAGCTGTCAAAGCTGTTTGACGACGGCAAGGATGCCCAAGAGGACGATTTCGATGTGGATGCCGAGCTGCAAAAGCCGACCTTCACGAAGTCCGGTGACATCTGGACGCTGGGGCGGCACCGGCTCATCTGCGGTGACAGTACAAAAGAGGAAACCTACACTGCTCTCATGGACGGCCGCAAAGCAAACCTCGTCATCACCGACCCGCCCTACAATGTGAACTACGAGGGCAGCGCCGGGAAAATCAAGAACGACAACATGGCATCGGAGAAGTTTTTCGACTTCCTCTTCGATGCCTTTTCCAATATGGAGAAGGTCATGGCGGACGATGCCTCCATCTATGTGTTCCACGCCGACACTGAGGGGCTGAACTTCCGAAAGGCGTTTGATGCCGCAGGGTTCTACCTCTCCGGCTGCTGTATCTGGAAGAAGCAGTCCCTGGTACTGGGTCGCTCCCCGTACCAGTGGCAGCACGAGCCGTGCCTCTACGGCTGGAAGAAGAAAGGCAAGCACCAGTGGTACACCGGGCGCAAAGAGTCCACCATCTGGGAGTTCGACAAGCCCAAGAAAAACGGCGACCATCCTACCATGAAGCCGATTCCGCTGCTTGCCTATCCCATTCAGAACAGCTCTATGGCAAACTCCGTGGTGCTCGACCCCTTCGGCGGCTCCGGTTCTACGCTCATTGCCTGTGAGCAGACCGACCGCATCTGCTGCACCATCGAACTGGACGAAAAGTTCTGCGACGTCATCGTAAAACGGTACATCGAGCAGGTCGGCTCGGATGAAAAGGTCAGCGTTCTGCGGGATGGGAAAGTACTGCCCTTCACTGAGGTGGCAAATACCGCACCGGAGGTGTGAGCGTGAAAGAGCAATATCACCTTGTTTCCTTTTCCGGCGGCAAGGACTCAACCGCCATGCTTCTTGGGATGCTGGAGCGCGACATGAAAATTGACTGCATTCTTTTCTGTGATACAGGGCTTGAATTTCCTGCTATGTATGATCATATCGCAAAGGTTGAAAAGGACATCGGTCGGAAAGTTACCAGCGTCAGAGCCGAGCATACCTATGAGGAATTCATGTTTGATGTTCCGGTACGGCGTAGTGCAGATTCGCCTGTCGTCCGGCAATACGGAGTGCAATTGAATGGCTACGGATGGCCTGGCCCTCGGCAGCGGTGGTGTACCACACGGCTCAAGGCGATGCCGCGAGAGCGTTTTCTGAGGGAACTGCGGAAACAGTATGAGGTCATTGAATATGTCGGCATTGCCGCCGATGAGCAATATCGCCTGGAACGAGCGAACAATCAGAATCCCAACCACCGACACCCGTTGGTAGATTGGGGCTGGACGGAGCGCGACTGCCTGCGGTACTGCTATGAGCGTGGATATGATTGGGATGGCCTGTATGAGCATTTCCAGCGCGTGTCCTGCTGGTGCTGTCCGCTGCAATCGTTGACTGAGCTGCGGGAGCTGCATCAGCACTTCCCAGAGCTCTGGGAGCAACTGAAAACATGGGATAAACGAACCTGGCGAAACTTCCGTGCCGACTACAGCGTGGAGGATTTGGAGGTTCGTTTTTTGCTGGAGCGCGAGTGGACGGCTGCCGGAAAGTCTATCCGAAGCAGAGCGTTCTACACTGCGCTGAGAGAACGATTGGAGGCATCCAGATGAAAACTGAAAAGCCTTTGACCCTCGGAAGCCTGTTTGACGGCTCCGGGGGTTTTCCATTGGGCGGACTGCTTGCCGGTATCACTCCCGTGTGGGCTTCGGAAATTGAGCCGTTTCCCATCCGAGTGACCACCAAGCGTCTGCCTTTTATGAAGCACTACGGGAATATCTCCGCTATGGACGGCGGCAGGATCGAACCCGTGGACATCATCACCTTCGGCAGCCCGTGCCAGGACATGAGCGTGGCAGGCCGAAGAGACGGCTTGGACGGAAAGCGTTCAAGTCTTTTTTATGAAGCCGTCCGAATCATCAAAGAAATGAGGTGTGCCACCGATGGCAAATATCCAAGATGGATCTGCTGGGAGAATGTCCCCGGCGCCTTCTCCTCGAACAAAGGTGAGGACTTCAAAGCCGTCCTCGAAGCGGTCATCGGCATCGTCGAGCCGGAGACCGAGGTGCCTATGCCTGAAAAGGCACGATGGCCCTACGCCGACCTTTACATGGGAGACGGATGGAGCGTTGCGTACCGAACTCTTGACGCACAATACTGGGGAGTTCCCCAGCGAAGACGCCGCATCTACCTTGTCGCAGATCTTGCAGGCGGAAGTGCCGGAAAAATACTATTTGAGTCAGAAGGCTTGTCTGGGTATTCTGCGGAGGGCTTCCGCTCGTGGCAAAGAGCTGCCGGAAGTTTTACGCCTTGCGCTGGAGCGGCAGGCTATGACGGATACAACGGCAGTCTGACGGACGACACTTCCGCCACCCTCGGCGTGAACTGCGGAATGAGTACCGATCGGAATGGTATTGTTTTGAATGACCAGGGCGGCAACCGAATGGATGTCACCGAGGATGTTGCGGCAACGCTCCGAGCGGAAAATCACGGGCATCCGCCCTGTGTCATGGAGTCGGCAGGCTTCTGCACTGAGCATTCCGCAAAAAGCCGCACCATCGGCTATGAGGAAGAATGCTCTCCGACCCTTCGGGCGGGTGTCGTTCCTGCGGCGGTCTATGAAAACCACTCGCAGGACACGAGATACACCGGTCCGTTGGATGTTGCTCCCACGGTCAGTTCCACCTACGGAATGGGCGGCAACAACCAGCCGTTTGTGGTTTCGGATGATGCGCCGTACACGATGAAGATCCGCTCCGGCTGCGAAGGCGGCGGCAAGGGTGCGCTTATTCAAGAGAATAAATCGGCAACCTTGTCCTGCAACAACGACCAGACGCTGTTCGAGCCTTGCGGCTGGGACGGCGGGCAGGTTTCTCCAACCCTTACCAAGCAGAACGCAGGTGGAAATCAGCGGATGCCGGACAAGGACAATTTTACCTGCGTCCTTCAGCCCTTCGGGATCTCCTCCAAGGACTCCAACGCCATGAAGTCGGATAATCCCCACAGCGGCATCTATGAAGCAGAAACCGCACGGACGCTTGACGGCAACGGCGGCAATCCCTCCTGCAATCAGGGTGGCATCGCCGTTGTTGCGTTTACGCAGAATCAACGTGATGAGGTGCGTGACCTGGGCGACTGCTCCGCTGTGGTGTGCGCCAACGCAGGGACGAAACAGCAGACCTTTGTGCTGCAAGGCTCCATGATCGGCCGCGAGGACAAGAACGGTCCCCAGGGCGATGGCATCAACGAAGATGTAACCTTCACCCTCAATACCGTTGACCGCCACGCTGTCTATACCATGACAACGGGCAGCTTCACCCAGATTTCCGAAGATAAGGCTCCCACCGTCCTTGCCCGTGACTACAAAGACCCGACCGCCGTTTGCTACGGCATAGGCAGAGACACCTTCAACCAGGGGCAGAACGCCAAGTTCGCTCCGACCTTTGAAAAAGAGCTTCAGCCGACACTGGTAGCCAAAGGACCGGGTGCTATTCAAAGCGGATATACCGTCCGGCGTTTGACGCCCACCGAGTGTGCCAGGCTTCAAGGCTTCCCGGACAACTGGTGCGCCGACCTCGGCACGGAAAAAACGACCGATGAAGAGTTGTACTTTTGGCACAAGGTATTCAAGACCTATTCCGAAGTGACCGGCTGCAAAATGAAATCCGACAAGCAGGTCGCCAAGTGGCTGAAAGATCCGTATTCCGACAGTGCGGAATATAAGATGTGGGGCAACGGCGTGGCACTCCCGTGCGTATGGTTCGTGCTCTGCGGGATCGTGTGGTATGCACAGTCCGGCGGCGATAATGCGCCGATATAATCTACACCGGAAATGTGCAGATATAGCTGGATAAGTGCCCAGCCTGACGGTAATATGTGACTACCATAAAACAAGGAGGTCACGAACATGACGATTACAATCCATGCACAGGGCGCAGAGCGCAAGCGGTTGGTGCAGACTATCTCCGACTGGCTTGGTGCCCCCGCAAAGTACTGCGGTGCGCCCACATTCAACTATGAGGTGGATTACTTCACCATCGACCGAAACGGCAGCCTTTCCTTTGACGACCGTGCCGACAGCGAGGTCATCGAGCAGCTGCTTCAGCACATCTACGATGAAGGCTTTGATATCGACCAGAGCCACACCGAGGATGAGGACGAGCCTTGCGCCGTCTGCGTTTCCATGCCGAAGAGCCTGTTCACCGACAGCAATCTGGAAAATCTCAAGGCGCTCATCACAGCCAAGGGAAGTCTTATCAAGAAAGCTCTCGGAGTCCCTGACCTGCCACTGGAAATCACGGACACGAAGGTATCCTTCCCTTGGTTCCCGGCGACTCCAACCCCGGACGAGATGAAAGCCTATGACACCTTTATTTGCAAGCTGTGCGAGATGGCACGGAATCAGAAACGGATTAACGCAACGGAAAAGCCGACCGACAATGAGAAATATGCATTCCGCTGCTTTCTCCTGCGGCTCGGCTTTATCGGCGCGGAATACAAAACCGCGCGGAAAATACTGCTGAAGAACCTGTCCGGCTCCTCGGCATTCAGGAACGGAGGTGCGCAGCATGAGATTTCCGAGTAAAGAGACGGTCGAGCGTATCCGTAAGGAATACCCGGTCGGCACCCGTGTGGAGCTTGTTCAGATGGATGACCCACAGGCACCGCCTGTCGGCACGAAAGGCACCGTGCGAGGTGTGGATGACATCGGCAGCATCATGGTTGCCTGGGATAACGGCTGCGGTCTGAGCGTGGCTTACGGGGAGGATATTTGCCGTAAACTGCTGTAATATACACAGTTTCCGAACCACAAGATCGTGTAGTTTATAGCTCAGATATAACTGGATATAGTGTGCTTTCAGAGGTAATATGTGACTACCGAAAGGGAAAACAAACCAAAACGGAGGTCACAAACATGAGCCAGAGAACAGAAAACCAGGTAGCCGAAATGAAGAAGCAGACCATCGGGGTCGAGGTCGAAATGAACAGCATCACCAGAGAGAAGGCCGCAAGGCTGGCAGCCACCTTCTTCGGTACCGGGCGGTACGAGAACACCGCTTGCCGCAACGGCTACTGCACTTGGTCGGCTTGGGATGAGAGCGGACGCGAGTGGAAATTCCAGAAGGACGTCAGCATCGCGGGCCCGGACAGCGAGAAATGCGAGATGGTCACGCCGATCCTGACCTACGCCGACATGGAGACCCTGCAGGAACTAATTCGCCGCCTGCGCAGAACCGGAGCCAAGAGCGATGCCACAAGAGGCTGCGGCGTTCACATTCACATCGGTGCCAAAGGCCACACACCGCAGACGCTTCGGAACCTCGCCAACATCATGGCAAGCCACGAAGATCTCCTGGCAAGCGCACTGAACCTCGACAGAGGCCGCATCAGCCGCTACTGCAGAACGGTCGACCCCAGGTTCCTGGAACGGCTCAACCGCAGAAAGCCCTCCACGATGGCAGACCTTGCGGACGTCTGGTACGGCAGTCAAAACGCCGACTACGGCAGAAGCCAGCACTACAACGACAGCCGCTACCATATGCTGAACCTCCACGCCACCTTCACCAAGGGCACGGTCGAGTTCCGCCTTTTCCAATTTGACGCCCCGGCAGACGGCAAGCTGAACGGACTCCACGCCGGACAGCTCAAGAGCTACATTCAGCTTTGCCTTGCACTCAGTCAGATGGCAAAAACGGTGAGGACGGCAAGCCCCAAGCCCCAGCAGAACGAGAACCCCAAATACGCAATGCGCACTTGGCTCCTTCGCCTTGGCTTTATCGGCGAGGAGTTCAAGACCGCAAGAGAACTCCTAACGAAGCGCCTTGATGGGGACGCAGCCTTCCGCAACGGCAGAGCAGCCGCTTGAAGGACGCAGCCCAGAGGCCCCCGAACCCGCTGATGGCGGGCTTTCGGTGGTAGAAGGCAACTTCGGAAAGGAGTATTTTTTATGGAAAAACGCTATTACATCGCTTACGGCAGCAACCTCAATGTCCGTCAGATGCGGATGCGCTGCCCGTCGGCACGGATCATCGGCACATCGGTTCTCAAGGATTACGAACTGCTTTTCAAGGGCAGCAAAACAGGCTCTTACCTTACGGTGGAAAAGAAGTCCGGCGTCTCAGTTCCTGTTGCTGTATGGGAAGTCACCGCAGAGGATGAAAAAGCCCTGGACCGTTACGAGGGCTTCCCGAACTTCTATTACAAGAAGGAGTTGACCCTACCAATCAAGGGTATCCGCACGGGCAAAATCCGTAAGCGACGGGTATTCGTGTACATCATGCATGAGGACAGGCCCATCGGCATTCCGTCCATTCCTTATATGCAGACCTGCATCCAGGGCTACGACGATTTTGGCTTTGACCGGCTTGTGCTGATAGACGCTTATCTCAAATGTGGGGAGGAACATCATGAGGGAAAATAAAATCATCCGAATATCAGTCTGTCCCAGGTGCGGGCAAGCCTACCGGGAGCATCCAGCTCTTTCAAGGCTCGACAACGAAACACTCATCTGCCCGGATTGTGGCACACGGGAGGCGCTCGATTCCATCGGCGTAAAACCGGAGGAGCAGGAGCAGATCATCGCCTCCATTCACCGCTGCCGCCAGCCGGAATAACGCTGTAATATACACAGTTTTTACTCCGAATGATTGTGTAGTATATTCTCCGAAATGACTGGATATATCCCGGACATGACGGTAATATACACTCACAACAAAACAAACGGAGGTACACGGTTATGTGGAAAGAAAGCAGCATCAAGGTAAACGGCGAGGTTTTTCACTACTGGATGAAGCAGTACGACAAAGGTTCTGAGTGGGGCATCGATGGCGGACGCATTTCCAAGCTAATGTTCAAGCGGGACGGATACATCGTCTGCAACTACGACAGAGGCTGGGACATCGAACCCGCCGATGAAAACACACAGCTTGCGCTGGAGCTTCTGCTCCACAGCGAGAACTGGTAAAAAAAACGATATTTCAAAGCAACGGCTCCGAAAGGGGCTGCTGCTCGTTGTACGGAAGGTCGCACCGATTTCGGTGGCGGCTATTTTTATACCTTGGAGGTGGTCTCTACGAGAAAACTGAAAACATATAAGCCCACAAGGTTCATGGAGAAAACCTCCCACTACGATGCGGATGCCGCAGACTACGCCGTCATGTTCATTGAAAGCCTCTGCCACACCAAAGGTACCTGGGCGAGAAAGCCATTTGAACTTATCGACTGGCAGGAGCAGATCATTCGAGACATTTTCGGTGTCCTCAAGCCGAATGGCTATCGGCAGTTCAACACTGCCTACATCGAGATACCCAAGAAACAAGGCAAGTCGGAGCTTGCCGCAGCGGTAGCCCTTCTGCTCACCTGCGGCGACGGAGAGGAACGAGCCGAGGTATACGGCTGCGCCGCCGACCGTCAGCAGGCGTCCATCGTTTTCAATGTGGCGGCTGATATGGTGCGGATGTGTCCGGCACTCTCCAAACGGGTCAAGATACTGGATTCCCAGAAGCGGCTCATTTATCAACCAACGGGCAGTATCTACCAGGTGCTCTCTGCCGATGTCGGCAACAAGCACGGATTTAATACCCACGGTGTGGTATTCGATGAGCTGCACACCCAGCCCAACCGCAAGCTCTTTGATGTCATGACAAAAGGCTCCGGTGACGCCCGGATGCAGCCGCTGTATTTCCTCATCACTACAGCCGGAAACGATACAAAGTCCATCTGCTATGAGATCCACCAGAAGGCCAAGGACATCATCGAGGGACGCAAGATCGACCACACCTTCTATCCCGTCATCTACGGTGCGGAGGAATCGGACGATTGGACAGACCCGAAGGTTTGGAAGAAAGCCAATCCGTCCCTCGGCATCACGGTCGGTATCGACAAGGTCAAAGACGCCTGCGAGTCGGCAAAGCAGAACCCCGGCGAGGAGAACTCCTTCCGGCAGCTGAGACTCAACCAATGGGTCAAACAGGCGGTTCGCTGGATGCCCATGGACAAGTGGGACAAATGCGAGTTCGCTGTCAGCGAGGACGATCTGGAAGGCCGTGTCTGCTACGGCGGTCTGGACTTGTCCTCCACAACGGATATTACGGCATTCGTTCTGGTGTTCCCACCGGAGGACGAGAACGACAAATACATCATCCTGCCGTACTTCTGGATACCGGAGGATAACCTCGACCTTCGAGTCCGCCGTGACCATGTGCCATACGATGTGTGGGAACGGCAGGGCTTTTTGCAGACCACTGAGGGCAATGTCGTTCACTACGGCTACATCGAAAAATTCATCGAAAGCCTGGGTGAGCGTTTCAATATTCGGGAGATCGCCTTTGACCGCTGGGGTGCTGTGCAGATGGTACAGAACCTTGAGGGCATGGGCTTCACGGTCGTTCCTTTCGGACAGGGCTTCAAGGATATGTCCCCACCCACCAAGGAACTGATGAAACTGGTGCTGGAGCAGCGCATTGCCCACGGCGGACACCCCGTCCTCCGCTGGATGATGGACAACATCTTCATCCGCACCGACCCTGCCGGAAACATCAAGCCGGACAAAGAGAAATCCACAGAGAAAATCGACGGTGCCGTGGCGACCATTATGGCACTCGACCGCGCTATTCGCTGCGGCAATGAGAATGTAGAGAGCGTATACGACACAAGGGGCCTGCTGTTTATCTGAAATTGTAAACTTCTTGCGAACCGCTTGCATATCGCAAGCAAAAGTGGTATACTATATTCGCAAGGAGGCGATGAGTTATGGCAAGAACTTCTAATGTATTCGCGCGTGTAGAGCCTGAAATCAAAGAACAGGCCGAACAGGTACTTGATCAACTGGGTATCCCCATGTCCAATGCGGTCAGTATGTTTCTGCGGCAGATTGTTCTGCAGCGCGGCATTCCGTTTGAAATGAAACTGCCGGAGCGCAAACCGGTGGCTTTTGGGTCTTTGACGAAGGAGCAGAAGGATGCAGAGCTTGAGAAAGGCATGGCAGATATCCGTGCTGGTCGCACCCATTCTGCACAAAGCGTCATGGATGAACTGAAAAGAGACTACGGCGTATGAACTGGGAAGTAGAGTTCACCGACCAGGCAAAACAAGACCTTCGAGATATTCTGGACTATATCACCTATGAGTTGCAGGAACCGAAGGTCGCTGTGACCCTGGTACGGCATATTACAAAAGAGATCCTCTCTTTGAACCAGATGCCCATGCGGTATCGGCTCTACGATGAGGAGCCCTGGCGAAGCCAAGGATTACGCTGCTTTCCGGTCAAAAACTATCTCATTTTCTATTACCCGGACGAAAGCAAAAGCACGGTCTATGCCGTGCGTGTGATTTATGGTGGACGGGATATCAGCCGTCAACTGAGCGAAACCGAAACGATCTGAATTCAGCACAACGAGAGCATCTGTCTACGGACAGGTGCTTTTCTTTTGCCCATTTTTAAGGAGAGTGATGTCAATGGGTATCTTTTCTGGGCTGTTCAAATCCAGGGACAAGCCTCAAGGCCGCACGATGGGAAGCAACTACGCCTTTTTCATGGGCGGCACGACCTCCGGCAAAGCGGTGACGGAGCGCTCGGCAATGCAGATGACCGCTGTGTATTCCTGTGTCCGCATCCTGTCGGAAGCTGTCGCAGGACTGCCGCTGCACCTTTATAGATACACGGAAAGCGGCGGCAAAGCAATGGCGCTCGACCATCCGCTCTACCATTTGCTCCACGATGAGCCGAACCCAGAGATGAGTTCCTTTGTATTCCGGGAAACGCTCATGACGCACCTACTCCTCTGGGGCAACGCTTACGCTCAGATCATCCGAAACGGCAAAGGTGAAGTGGTGGCGTTGTACCCACTTATGCCCAACCGCATGGAGGTCAACCGGGACAAGAACGGCAAGCTCTACTACCTCTATTCCACCCAGTCCGATGATGCACCCACCATGAAAGGTTCGACGGTGTATCTCGACCCATCCGAGGTACTTCACATCCCTGGCTTGGGCTTTGACGGTCTGGTGGGCTACAGTCCCATCGCTATGGCGAAAAACGCCATTGGCATGGCGATTGCCTGTGAGGAATACGGTGCAAAGTTCTTCGCCAACGGTGCCGCTCCGGGCGGTGTGTTAGAACACCCCGGTACGATTAAGGATCCGCAGCGTGTGCGTGAGAGCTGGCAGTCCACCTTCGGTGGCAGCGGAAACGCAAACAAAATCGCCGTACTGGAAGAAGGTATGAAATATACGCCAATCGGCATTTCGCCGGAGCAGGCACAGTTCCTCGAAACACGAAAATTCCAAATCAATGAAATTGCTCGAATTTTCCGAGTCCCGCCCCACATGGTCGGCGACCTGGAAAAATCGAGCTTTTCTAATATTGAGCAGCAGTCCCTTGAGTTCGTGAAGTACACCCTTGACCCCTGGGTCATCCGCTGGGAGCAGTCCATTCAGCGGTCACTCCTTTCGCGGGACGAAAAAGCCGTGTATTTCGTGAAGTTCAATCTGGAAGGCTTGCTTCGCGGCGATTACCAAAGCCGCATGAACGGGTACGCCATCGGCCGCCAGAACGGCTGGATGTCCGCAAACGACATCCGGGAGCTGGAAAACCTCGACCGCATCCCGGCAGAGGACGGCGGCGACTTATACCTCATCAACGGCAATATGCTCCCGCTGCAAAACGCCGGAGCTTTTGCAAATATCAACACCGATAACGGAAAGGAGGAAAAATCCGATGAAGAAGTTCTGGAAATGGAAAAACAGGACAGTGACCAACGAGGAGACACAGGAACAGATCCAAGAGAGAACCCTGTTCTTAAACGGCACGATCGCTGAGGAGAGCTGGTTTGACGATGATGTCACGCCGCAGCTTTTCAAGGATGAGCTGATGTCCGGCTCCGGGAATATCACCGTCTGGATCAACTCGCCCGGTGGTGACTGCGTGGCAGCCGCCCAAATCTACAATATGCTCATGGACTACCACGGCGACGTCACAGTCAAGATCGACGGTATTGCCGCCTCTGCCGCATCCGTCATTGCGATGGCGGGTACAAAGGTGCTCATGTCGCCCACGGCACTCATGATGATCCACAACCCCTTGACGGTCGCTATCGGTGACAGCGAGGAGATGCAGAAGGCAATCGATATGCTCTCCGAAGTCAAGGAAAGCATCATCAATGCCTACGAGATCAAGACCGGCCTGTCCCGTGCCAAGCTCAGCCACCTCATGGATGCCGAGACTTGGATGAATGCCAACAAGGCTGTGGAGCTGGGCTTTGCCGATGATTTGCTGTTCAAGGCAGACGGTGAAAGTGCCGCTGCGGAGGACAGCTTCGTGTTCAGCCGCAGAGCCGTCACCAACTCGCTCATGTCCAAGGTCAAGAGCCACCACACCCCGTCCAAACCTGCGAAAAGTGCAGGCACACCCATCTCCGAGCTCGAAAAGAGACTCGCACTTATCAAACCTTAAGGAGGATACAAACAATGAGTAAGATCAACGAACTGCGCGCACAGCGTGCAAAGACCTGGGAGCAGACGAAGGCATTTCTCGACTCCCACAGAAGCGATAAAGGCGTCCTCTCCGTCGAAGACACCGCCACCTATGAGAAGATGGAACAGGAGATCGTCGACCTCGGCCGCGAGATCGAGCGCCAGGAGCGTCTGGACGCTTTCGAGCGTGAGCTGAACACTCCGGTCAATACCCCCATCACGCAGAAGCCCGATACGGCAAAGGTGGACACCAAGACCGGTCGTGCCTCCGATACCTATAAGAAGGCGTTCTGGGCGCAGGCCCGTACCAAGGGCGGTATGATGACCGCAGAGATCCGCAACGCTCTGCAGGAAGGCGTGGACAGCGAGGGTGGCTACCTCGTCCCCGATGAATTCGAGCAGACGCTGGTGCAGTCCCTCGAAGCCGAGAATGTGGTCAGGAGCCTGGCTCATGTCATTACCACTGCGTCCGGCAGCCACAAGATCCCCATCGTTGCCACCAAGGGCACTGCCGCCTGGGTCGATGAGGAAGGCACCATTCCCGAAGGCGATGACGCTTTCGGTCAGCAGCTCATCGGCGCACACAAGGTCGCTACCATGATCAAGGTGTCCGAGGAGCTTCTGAACGACTCTGCCTTTAACCTGGAAGACTACTTCCGCACCGAGTTTGCCCGTCGCATCGGCAACAAGGAGGAAGAGGCGTTCCTCACCGGCGACGGCAGCGGCAAGCCCACGGGTATTTTCAATGCCACGGGCGGCGGTCAGCTTGGTGTCACGGCGGCTTCCGCAACCGCCATCACTGCCGACGAGCTGATCGACCTGTTCTACTCTCTGAACAGCGCCTATCGTAAGAACGCCGTGTGGCTTCTGAATGACTCCACCATGAAGAACATCCGCAAGCTGAAGGACTCCAACGGTCAGTATCTGTGGCAGCCCGCTCTGCACGAAGGCGGTTTTGATACGCTGCTCGGCAAGCGTATCTACACCTCTCCCTATGCGCCGGAGCTGGCGGCCGGTCAGAAGACCGTTGCTTTCGGCGACTTCAACTACTACTGGATCGGCGACCGCCTGGGTATTACCTTCAAGCGTCTGAACGAGCGCTTTGCGGAGACCGGTCAGATCGGTTTCATCGCATCCAAGCGCCTGGACGGCAAGCTCATTCTGCCCGAAGCTATCAAGGTGCTGCAGCAGAAGGGCACTGCCTCTTCCGGCACCTAATGAAAGGAGGCGGTGGTGATGAACGAGCTTCTTTCCAAAGTGAAAGCCAACCTCATACTGGAACATACGGCGGATGATGCCTTGCTGAAAAGCTACATCACCGCCGCTGTTTCTTACGCCGAAAGCTATCAGCACATCCCAGAGGGGTTCTATAAGGAGAATCCCATGCCAGCCACCACAGAGCAAGCCGTCATCATGCTGTCGTCCCATTTCTATGAAAGCCGGGACGGCAGCACGGGCGGCTTCTTTGCGGATAACACCGGAGCGGCACAGCAGGTGTGGAACACGGTCAATCAGCTGCTCCGGTTGGATAGGCGGTGGCAGGTATGAGTTTCGGAAAAATGAACGGCTTTGCCGACATCGTGGAAAACCGTCAAGTCAAGGACAGCGAGGGCTTTACCCATTCCGAGAATGAAGTCCTCGCTTCCGTCCGTGTGTTCCGGGAAGGCCGGCACGGCAGTCAGCGTTGGGCGAACCTCGCTGCATTCAGCGAAGCGACCGACCTGTTCAGCTTTCGGTGTATTCCTGGGCTGACGGTCACTACCGACCATTTCCTCATCTGCGATGACTGCCGCTACGACATTGTGTCCGTAGAGGATGTCAAGGGGCGTGGAATGTACATTGAGGTGCTGGCGAAAAAGGAGGTGCCGACCGTTGGCAAAAGCTGAAATGAAAATGCCAGAGGATTTCCTCCTGAAGATTTCCAAGCTCGGCAGCAACTTTGACAGCGTTGCGGATACCGTCCTGCAGGCCGGTGGCGAGGTGGTGCTGAAGAAGGTCAAGAGCAATCTTTCCTCCGTCATCGGCAGAGGGACAAAGTTCAAATCCCGCACCACGGGCGAACTGGAAGGTGCGCTTGGCCTTTCTCCCTCCAAGCTGAACCGGGACGGTAACCACGACATCAAGGTCGGCTTCGCAGAACCCCGCTCGGACGGCAGCAGCAATGCCAAACTTGCCAACATTCTCGAATACGGCAAGCACGGTCAGCCTGCAAAGCCGTTTCTGAAGCCTGCGAAAACGGCGTCCCGGCAGGAATGCATCGATGCCATGACCAAGGCACTGGACGAGGAGGTTGAAAAGCTGTGAGTCTGCTATCCGATTTACAAACCATCGCCGAGCATTGCGGTGTTCCAGTGGAAACGGGTGTGTTCTCCGGCAAAGCACCGGACACCTATCTGGTCATCACGCCGCTGTCGGACAACTTCGAGCTTCACGCCGACAACGCCCCAGGCTGCGAAACGCAGGAGGCACGGCTGTCCCTCTTCACAAAGGGCAGCTACACCAAACTGAAAAATGCACTCGTCCGTGCCTTGCTGGGTGCAGATTTTTATATTACCGACCGCCGGTACATCGGCTTTGAGACCGAGACCGGCTACCATCACTACGCCATTGATGTGGCGCAAATCTACGATTTGGAGGAATAAGTTATGGCTACCATCGGTCTTGACAGACTGTATTACGCAAAAATCACCGAGAACGATGCCGGTGAGGAAACCTACGGTACGCCGTCCCAGCTTGCCAAAGCCATCTCCGCTGACCTTTCGGTGGAACTGGCAGAGGCAACTCTATACGCCGACGACGGTGCTTCGGAGATCGTAAAGGAATTCAAATCCGGCACACTCTCTCTCGGCATTGACGATATCGGCTCTACGGCGGCATCCGACCTCACGGGTGCAACCATCGACAAAAACAAGGTGCTGATTTCCGCATCCGAGGACGGCGGCGACCCTGTGGCGGTGGGATTCCGTGCCAAGAAGTCCAACGGCAAGTACAAGTATTACTGGCTGTACCGCGTGAAATTCGGTATTCCGGCGACGAACCTTGCCACCAAGGGCGACAGCATTACCTTCTCCACGCCGACCATTGAAGGCACCATTCTGCGCCGCAACAAGGCAGACGCAGGCGGCAAGCACCCGTGGAAAGCGGAGGCACTGGAGGGCGATGTGACCGCTGCGACTATCACGAACTGGTATAAGGAAGTCTATGAGCCGACCTATACCACGACACCCGAAAAACAGGGTTAACGGAGGTAACACACAATGGATAACGAGAGAACTGCAGTCATCACCATCGGTGACGAGGAATACACACTCCTGCTTACCACCAAGGCTACCAAGGAAATCGCCAGTCGCTATGGCGGTCTGGAAAACCTCGGCGAGAAGCTAATGAAGTCCGAGAACTTTGAAATGGCTATCGGAGAGATCGTGTGGCTTATCACGCTTCTGGCAAATCAGAGCATCCTCATCCACAACCTCAAGGATAAAGAGCATCCCAAGGAGCTGCTCACGGAGGATGTGGTGGAGCTTCTGACCACGCCGCTTGATCTCGCCGGATACAAAACCGCCATTACGGAAGCGCTCTACAAGGGTACCAAGCGGAATGTGGAAAGCGAGAAAGACGCAAAAAACGCGCAAGTCGGGTAACGGTCTCCGATGCGGAGCTGTTTACCCGGCTTCTCTACTACGGCCTTGCCCACCTTCATCTCAGCCAGGATGAGGTGTGGCTGATGCCGTTTGGACTTCTGCTGGATCTGTGGGAGTGCCACAAACAGTATAACGGGCAGGCTGTTCCTGCTCACGAACACTACATTGACGATATTATCCCGGACGGCATTTAAGGAGGTGACGGTACATGGCAGACAGTTTCGGACTGAAGATCGGTCTTGAGGGCGAAAAGGAGTTCAAAAAAGCGCTGGCGGAGATCAACCAGTCCTTCAAGGTGCTCGGCTCCGAAATGAAGCTCGCCACCTCTCAGTTCGATAAAAACGATAAATCTGTGGAGGCGCTTGCCGCACGGAACAAGGTGCTGCGAAAAGAGATCGATGAGCAGACAACAAAAATCGACACCCTTCGCAAGGCTCTGCAGAATGCCGCCACCTCTTTCGGAGAAAGCGACCGCCGCACCCAGAACTGGCAGATCCAACTCAACAATGCCGAAGCCGCCCTCAACGACATGAACCGGGAACTGGACGAGAACGAGAAAGCCATCAAGGAGGGCGGCAAAGCTGCGGAGGAATCCGGCAGTAAGTTTGAAGGCTTCGGCAAGGTTCTCAAAACCGTAGGTGTGGCGCTCGGTGCTGTGGCCGTTGCCGCAGGTGCCGCCGCCGTGAAGCTCGGCAAAGAGGTCATCGCCGCCTATGCTGACTATGAGCAGCTGGTCGGCGGTGTTGACACTCTGTTCAAGGACTCCTCGCAGGAGATTCAGCGGTACGCCGCCAACGCATACAAAACGGCTGGTCTTTCCGCTAACGAATACATGGAAACGGTGACGGGCTTCTCCGCAAGCCTCATCCAGTCTCTCGGCGGCGATACCGAAAAGGCCGCAAAGTATGCGGATATGGCAATTACGGATATGTCCGATAACGCCAACAAGATGGGCACGGATATGTCCTCCATTCAGAATGCCTACCAAGGTTTTGCCAAGCAGAACTACACGATGCTCGACAACCTCAAGCTGGGCTACGGCGGCACAAAGCAGGAAATGGAGCGACTGCTTGCCGATGCGGAGAAAATATCCGGTGTCAAGTACGACATCTCCTCTTATGCGGATGTGGTGGAAGCCATTCATGTCATGCAGGAGAGCATGGACATTGCGGGCACAACTGCCAAGGAAGCCGAAGCTACCATTTCCGGCTCTGTCAATGCACTGAAATCCGCCGTGACGAACCTCATCGTAGGCTTTGGTGATGCGGACGCTGACATGGAGCTGCTGTGCAACAACATGGTGGATGCCTTCAAGACCGTGGTGGCGAACATCACCCCGGTTATTGAGAACATCGTGGCGGCTCTGCCCACGGCGCTGGATGCCCTGCTGACGGCTGTGGGCGAACTGCTGCCCACACTGCTGGAGGCGGTCACCGAACTGTTCTCGCAGGTGCTGGAAACGCTTCTGTCCCTGCTTCCGCAGCTTATCCCGGCGGCGGTGTCCGCGCTCATGACCATCGTGAACACGCTGATTGAGAATCTGCCACTGCTTATTGAGGCTGCGGTGCAGCTGGTGTCTACACTTGTGACCGGCATTGCGGATGCACTGCCTACGCTCATCCCGGCAGCGGTGCAGGCTATCGTCACCATCGTGCAAGGTCTGGTGGACAGCCTGCCGATGCTCCTTGACGCAGCCTTACAACTTATCACGGGACTGGCGCAAGGACTTCTGGACGCAATCCCCGTGTTAATCGCCGCTCTGCCGGAGATCATCAACGGCATCATTACCTTTCTGCTGGACTCCATCCCGCAGATCATCGAAACAGGTATTCAGCTTCTGACCTCACTTGTTGCCGCATTGCCGGATATCATTATGGCAATCGTGGAAGCTATCCCGAAAATCATAGACGGCATTATTACCGCCGTGCTGAATGCGATACCGCTCATTATTCAAGCGGGCATTGATTTGTTAATTTCCCTTATTCAAGCCCTGCCGCAGATCATCACGACTATCGTGCAGGCGATTCCGCAAATTATCTCCGGCATCGTCAATGCCCTCATCGGAAACATCGATAAGATCATCATGGCAGGCGTTCAGTTGTTCGTTGCCCTGATTGAAAACCTGCCCACCATCATCGTGGAGATCGTCAAGGCCGTGCCGCAGATCATTGCGGGTATCGTGAAAGCCTTCGGCTCTCTCATGTACAAAATCGTGGAGATCGGCGGCAACATCGTCAAGGGACTGTGGAGCGGTATTACCCAGCTTGCCTCGTGGCTATGGGACAAAGTATCCGGGTGGATCTCCTCCATCTGGGACGGCATCTGCGATTTCTTCGGTATCCATTCGCCCTCGAAGGAGATGGCGTGGGTCGGCGAAATGCTGGTCAAGGGTCTTGCAGGCTCCATTGACGACAACGGCGATGAAGCGGTCAAAGCTGCAGAAGGAATGGCGGAGGACATCAACGGTGTCATGGGCGACCTTGCCCACGATATGCAGACGGCTCTGCCCACCGACTTTGACGTGAACGGCTCGATCCGCTCTGCCGTGGACGGCGTGGTCGGTAAGGCGGCATCCGCTTTCACCATTGCCCTGAACATTACGAACTTCAACAATTACAGCAGTGAGGATATCCGTCAACTCACCAACGAAGTCATGGAAACGGCGAACCAGTTCGCCCAGCGGAAAGGAGTGGTATTCGCATGACCTATTTTACCTACAACGGCCGCAGTTCCGCTGATTTCGGTCTGCATATCGAGAAGAAGGACGTGTTCTCCGCACCGGAGTACGATGCGGAGTTCATCTCCATTCCCGGCAGAAGCGGTGACATCATCAATCCGAACCGCCGCTTTGCCAACATCAAGGTGAGCTACACGGTGTTCCTCGCTCGGAAGAATATAGCCGCACTTGCCGCTGTCCTGCGGGACATTAAGGGCTGGCTTTATTCCGAGCCGGACAGATACCACGAAATCACTGACTCCTACGATGCGGAGTATTTCCGCTACGGCGTCATCTCCGGCAGTCTGGATATTGAGGAGCAACTGAATAAAATCGGCTGCTTCACCGTGACCTTCAACTGCAAACCCTTCAAGTATAGCTTTGCGGGACAGCAGACAGTGACAGTAGACGCATCCGAACTGACGATTACAAATCCCACTGCTTTTGAGAGCCGACCGTATATTAAGCTCTATGGCAGCGGTACGGTGGTAATAATGATACAGCCCCAAGGTCGAGGTATGATGATTTCCAATCTGGATGAGTACATCGAGATCGACAGTGAGCTGATGAACTGCTTCAAAGGCACTGCCCTCAAAAACGACACAGTCAAAGGAGCGGAATTTCCAGCCCTCAAGCCGGGTGTTTGTACCATCAACTGTACCGGCGATGTAACGAGGATCGAGGTCATTCCGAGGTGGTGCTGTCTGTAAGGTCGTTCCTGATTGTAAGCGATAGAAAAACTCAAAAAGACATGGGGTCTAATGCTTTTAAAAAGAACGAAAAAACGGAATTTACCTCTATTCAAACATACAAGCTCTTGACAATAAAGCTCCTATATAGTATAATTTAATAAACTACTATATAGGAGCATTTGCATGAAAACAAATGGCGGATTTCTTGTCACCAAAATAAAACAACTTGGAGACCGGATTTTTGAGAAGATTCTCAGCGAAAAGAATATTGATGCGTTCAATGGAGCCCAGGGGCGCATTCTTTATGTGCTGTGGCAGGAGGATGG